GATTCAGGCATTTGTGGAGATGCTGGAGCCTATTCTCGTATTGATTGCGGAGGCAATGGGGCCACTTGTGGAGGCCATCGAGCCGCTTATACAGATCATTTCTGCGATTCTGATACCAGTTCTTAAGCTACTGATGGCGGCATTCGGGGAAGCTATGCAGGGAATCATTAAAGAAGTCACTCATCAAATTGAAAATATTACGAAAATTTTTGATAACCTCATAGAGTTTATTAAGAATGTATTCACGGGTAACTGGAAAGGCGCTTGGGAGAATGTGAAAAACATTTTCAAAACAGTAGCGGACTCTCTGGCCGGAATATGGAAAACTCCGATCAATGCGATTATTGACCTCATAAACGGATTCCTTGGCGGACTTAGTAAAATAAAAATACCTGACTGGGTTCCGGTGATCGGCGGGAAAGGCTTTGATATTCCCAAAATACCACGTCTCAAAACCGGAATTGACTTTGTGCCTGGGGATTATTTCCCAGCATTTTTAGATTACGGTGAAAGGGTACTGACGAGACAGGAGAATGTCAGGTACAACGCCATGGGAGGTATAGCCGGAATGGAGGCGGCACTGAGCCGGGGAAATTATAACCGGGATCAGAAGATTGTTCTTGGTAAAGGCTGTATTGTTGTACAGTCGAATATTGACGGAAAGATGGCCGCGAAATCCATGGCTCCTTATGTCGATACGGAACTGGGGAAAGTGGATGAAGTAGCAGAGAGGGATGCGCAATGAATGTGACAATAGGTGATAAGAAGACGTTTGACGACTGGGGACTGAAATTACAGTCCCTCGTCGTAGGATTGCCTGAAGCAAAAACGAATCCTGTCGATATCCCCGGAGCTGATGGCGTAATGGATCTGACACAGG